CAATGAGTCCATGCTCGTTCGCAAGGACAATAATTTTTCCCGCTTAGAGCGAACAAGGGCTTCAGCAATTTTAAAATCCATATTTTGCTCAGACATTTTATAGTCCGACCAAGACTCACGTTCTTTGATAGAACCTTTGGCTGAAAGATATTCTTTAGCCCAATCCGATTTATATAGAGCTTCTTTTTTTGCTAAATCAACTGACAACAATTCAAAAGATTCTGTTTCTACTTCCAAGATGTCCATCAAACGAAGTAATTCATTTTCTATGTCTACTTGGCTAATAGGTGTTGTTCTGCTCATTTAAAATCCTTTCAAGCGGAGCCCAGTCTATCTTGTCAAAAGATGAAAGCGAAATTGATGGCCAAATATACTTTCCTTGACCAATTTTAGTTAATACCATTTCTTCTAAAACCCACGCATCACAAAGGTCATCAGCATGACCACCTTTCCAAACTATGCCAGTAATAGCTGATATTGAAGATATTACTTCTGCTTTACCAGCGTTACCTTTGCCCGTTGCAAACTTTGCCCTACATGTAGGAGGAATTTCTATAAACGGAATATCAAAATTTAATAAAGAAACTTTTACTACACCACCTAATTCGCCAATTGAATGAGCGTGTGAATGTCGCGATGCAAAAGAATACCCCTCAATCGCTACTATGTTAATTTGATTACCGATAACAATATTTTCAACCTCGCGTGCAATTTTTCGCAATCTCACAGGACCAACATCGCTAGTTGAAATAAATCCAGCATCTCCATTGTGGCAGTACCCAGTAGATGTAAGGGAAAGGTCAAGACCAAGTACTCGTATAGGCATAGCCAAACTATAACCGTAAAAACAAAGACCCGCTGGTTCTAGCGACCAGCGGGTTATGGGCGGACCGGTCCACCCTACTTTGCGTGGAAACCACTAGATTTAAGACCACCCGCCTTTCCCATTTATTAATTTGGACTGGCTAGAGATACTCAGATTACCATTACAAAAGTTTGCGTCTCAGTAAATAGCTTGTTATCTTTCCCAACCATGTTTTGCAAGGCCCAGGTCAAATGCAAGTTGTGGATTATTTCCTATTCGATTATGGCATGGCCTACACACCGCAAGAAGATTTTTTTCGTCAAGAATTGACCCACCCTGTGAGCGTCTAATAATTTCATGAATATCAGAACTTTTATTTCTTCTATATACGCTCTTCTTGTCATGTTCAGCAAATACAGGACATGCTTCACATAGTGGTTTTTCATTTAAAAGGCGCGCTACCAAGGGGCGTCGTATTTTATATTCCTCTTCTTTTTTTTGGGAGCGATATCTCACTCTATTGATTTTATATCGTCAAATGTCCAATTGCCGTCAAGGCTTGACCATAAAGCAAAATCTATTTCTGTGCTCTCTAAATCAAATTGCTCCATAAGCTCTTTATGTTTATAAATAGCTGCTTCAAGAAATTCAACACGACTTGCCATGCTTGTATCTTCGCCTAATCCTGCAACATAATCAAGACGTTTGTTCACGTAAAATTTAAAACGTTCTATCTTGGACAAACGAGCATCATATGACGCTACGGCTTCCACTAAAAGCACTTTCCCTTCTTCCCCAAAACCAGAATATCTTTCAATATCTAGCTCTTTGTCGTCATTGAGCGATTTTATTTGTTCATCCAGGTTATTGACGAGAGAGATTAATGCTCGCTTCCAGCGCTCTCGATTTTCAATCAAATGAAGGTATTCTTGTTGGGTTTCAGATGCACGATTTTTTACATCTTCTGCCACCAACCGCACGAACATTTCATCGTTCATTTTGCGGGTTCCAATATGTGCAGAGATTTGATTTATAGAAGCACCAATTGCAGAGGTTCGATGGGATTGCTGACCATTCATTGTTTTCATGAGAAAAAAGTATTTCCTTTTTTGTAGAGGTGATTAAATTTTTAGTTGTTTCAAAATCAATAGGTGATGGTGTGTGTGTTTTTTTAACTCCATCTTTGAGGTATAAAAGCTCTAATTCAAAATTTTGTTTCCCTTCTAATTCTGTTAACAATAAAGCATAGAGGTTTAATTGAAACCATTTATCAGACATATATTTAGGCGCGGGAGTTTTTCCTGTTTTGTAGTCACTAATAACTACTAAACCATCTTTTTCTAACCATCTATCTATAAAACCCTTAATCAAAACACCATCTATTTCTCCAAATACTTCATATTCTAATCCTGTTGGCGTAATTAGACTTGGGTTTTCTAAAAGAAAAAGATTTTCCACACACCATATAGCGCTCCATTTAAAATCATTCAAAGTGGTTTTTTTTAAATAAGGAGAAACTTTTTCTGCCCAAGCATCCTGATTCCATACAAGCGTGCAGCATTGCTTTGCATTAACTACTGTTCGCTCTAATGGTTCAAAATTTTTATAAAAATACTCGAGTGCGTCATGAACAAAATTACCCAATAAAGTCTGAATTGTTGGTGGTTCTTGAATTTTATCAACACGCGATAGTTTGAATTTTAAAGGACATTGAACATATGTCTGAATTGACGATGCTGATAAATGTTCCGGTAGTTCGTTTGTTGTTTCACTCATTTTGGAGGCGTTTCTGATACAACTGCGTCAAAAACAAGACGAGTGGCTTCAGCTAAAAGAAACTCAATCTCCTCAATGGTTACGTTGTCTTTTTTGGGTGTTGGCTTTCCGGAGCTCCATTCAGCCCATGAAGCCCGTAAATCTTCTTTCTTTTCCTTAGTTAAAGACTTACTCATAGACATAAAGTTTTCCCACAATAACAAAATTTGTGATTGTTCTTGAGTCGCAGGCTGTTCTTGATTTGGCACCATTGCATCAATGACTTGCTCAATTTCAATAGCTTCTTCACTACGGGCAAGATACAGGCCTACGCCAAGTGTTTGTACCGCCTTTTTCAAGGCGTCAGATACTGCACCTTTTACTTCATCACCGATATCAACTGGGTCGCCTTGTTTGGTCATTTTAATTTTCTGACCACCAACACCTTCTCGGGTAACAGAGTTACCAGAAATTATTGCTACAACAGAAACCTGAGCAACAATTGAATTACCAAGTTGTTGCCAATTTTTTACAGTAAAAGACCAATTTTCAACCCCTATGATTTTATTAAGACGATTGATTACTTCGCTTACTGGAATGTAAGTAAGATTTGTACCGCCCTTATTAAGAGAGCGTTCCATTTCTTGCGGAAATGGTTCTGTTAGTTGACTGTAGATATTTGTCATTATTTTGCCTTTCTGATAATAATATTTGTCTTACCTTCACTCACTTCACAAAATTCATCTGCGGAAATACCAATTTTCCCAAGTTCTCTAACTCGCCAATATGAGACAGCAGCAAAATCAAGTAATTTCAACATCATGTCTTGTGGAGACATAATTACTTCGCCTGTCTCTAAATTAATTGCCATATCGTTGATTCGACTAGCAACATTTTTTGCTAAATTCTCGTGGTCCCATTTTTTGCGGTCGGAACCGTCTTTCTTTTCTATAAGATGCCCAGCCGCAGTAGTTGTTTCTGGCACATCACCCATTTTTGTAATCATTAGACCACAGGCATCTTCATAGAGAAGACCAACATTTGTTTTGAGTGTGTGTATATCAACAAGTGCATTTCCCGCTTCAACTATTTGCGTATCGGATTCACAAATAGCTCGAAAAATATTTTGAGCATCAATAAAAGAACGCTCAATATCTTGCACAAGAGTGTTCCATTGCTGGAATAGGTCAGTGTTATTTTCAGTCATTATTTTCCCTTTTTTATTATGTAGGTATTTACTTCTAGATGATTATAGCGACTGGTCGACGTTGTGGCAACCCCAAACCAGCTAAATAAGAAAAGGCACCAACAGCAGAGTCAACTTGGTCATCATGGTCGCACGCTTCGGGGAATGAGGAAAATTCATCTAGCCATTCTGTAAGCCAAGGACCACGAACAACCCTTACGTTGCCATTAGCTACCGCAGCAGCAAATGGTCGAGCCCTTGTTAATTTGTCGCCAGTAGAGCGTATTCCCGCAAAATCAAATCCCGGTAAAACATATCTTGCGTATTGGTCAATTAGCGCTTTACCTGATGAGCCTGGTTCTTGCTCTATTCTGACGGACACAGAGCTTCCATCTTCATAAGCTGTTTGAGCTATTAGCTGTTCAACTTTTTCGTTCTTCACCCTTGCTCGCTTTACGTCAAGAATGTAGGCAATACCCTGGTCGAACA